ATGGTGATATAGCACAGTGGTAGTGCATCCGCTTCATACGCGGCCGGTCGTTAGTTCGAATCTAACTATCACCACCAGAATTGTTGGGGGTTAGTTAAATGGTATAACCACGGATTTTGATTCCGTTATTAATGGTTCGATTCCATTACCCTCTGCCAAATTAAAAGGAGCTGATATCATGCAAATATCAAGAGCAGAACAAAGCATTATAAAGTATAATCTGGAACAGCATCGAATAGATCAGGCTCGTTTAGAAAAACAACGAACTGCGGATTATGATAAAAAAATTGAACAGCGTAGGTTTGAACAAATTATAGCAGACCGAGTAAGAAGAAACCTTCGTTTAGATTTAGACAAAGGCAGAAACGTAGATATTGAATGTTAAGGAGGCACTTATGCCATGGATTGAAAACGTAGCCGCCGCTGATATCCCCACTGGATTCCATCACGCGGCAGGCCCAAATAGTATGTTGATCAGCATTGTGGATCCAGCCAGCTGGAGACCAGAAGCTCGTCATGAATTTAAAGAGCGTCATGACTTTGAGTTTCTTGACGTAGAAGAAAAAGATTCTGTGCTGGAAGAAGCTATGAAGTGCAGTCATGAACAAGCGGCCGAATTAGTTCGACTTCTACAGCATGCCTTAAATAATCGCATGAATGTAGTAGTGCATTGTTATGCCGGCATTTGTCGCAGTGGCGCAGTATGTGAAGTTGGTGTTATGATGGGTTTTGATGATGTTGGTCGCTTTCGCAGTCCTAACCTGTTGGTCAAACATCGCATGATGAAGGCCTTGGGCTGGACTTATGACGAAAATGAAAAGCCCAACATAGATGATTGGCGCACATTTAGAAATGACTATTGATTGACTTATAACAGCAGGCCTGTTATAATATATAATTATATAGAAAGGAGCTGATATGATGTTAGTAGCAAAAATGAATGATCGCTTAGTACAAGTGGTGCGTGTTGCTGACACAGTTGGCTTCAGCACTGATCGTGGTTGGGTATTAGTCTGTATGGACTTTGAAAAGGCCAACCGTAAAAAAGAACACTTTAAATGGATTCCTGCGGCTACTCGCTTTGAGTGGGTGCGTGAATTTCGAGGAGAATAATAATGAGTTATTATGACGAATATTGTAATGTGGATGTGTTGAAAGGCAAGACATTATCCAAAGTTTCCGGCACTGTCGGTAGTGGCGAAATCACATTTGTCACTGCCGACGGTGATACATACAGGATGTATCACGAACAAGACTGTTGTGAATCAGTGTCAGTTGAAGATATCGTGGGTGACTTGCAAGACTTAGTGGGCAGTGAGATTTTGGTTGCTGAAGAAGTCGATGGTGAAAGCCCTTCTGACTTTGAAGCTTATGAATCACACACTTGGACTTTTTACAAGTTTGCAACTCGCAAAGGTTATGTGGATATTCGATGGTTGGGTTCCAGCAATGGCTATTACAGCGAAAGCGTAAGCTTTGTTAAGGTGCAATCATGACCACATGGATAACCAGTGACTTGCACTTTGGGCACAAAAACATTTTAAAGTTTTGTGCTGTCACAAGAGCAAGGTTTGACGATGTAGACCACATGACTCAAATGATGCGTAAAGAATGGAACGACTTGATTGAGCCAGACGATACAGTATATATTTTGGGTGATGTGGCCTTTACATCAGGATATGATGCCGCTTTGATCATGAACAGTTTAAATGGTACTAAAATTTTAGTGCAAGGCAATCATGACCGCAAGACCCTAATGGATGTAAACTTCCGCATGGCCTTTAAAGAGATCCATCACTATTTGGATATCACTTACAAAGGCACTAAGGTCATTATGTTTCATTATCCTATTGCAGAATGGGATCAAATGCACAAAGGTAGTGTTCACTTTCATGGCCATTTACATGGTGGGGAAAGTGGCATGGAAAATTTTCGTTGCATTGATGTGGGTATGGATGCAACAGGTATGATGGCTATCACAATGGAGGATGCCATTGCACAGGCCTTGAAGGGTCAAGTCAAAGGACATCACGTATGAAAACAAAATCAGCCAATGGCATTCGCGGCCACTTGTTGGATACATTTGACGGCAATTATGTCTTTCGTGTTTATGATGAAAATCACAACTACAAAGACTATTTGCTTCGTCACTGTGATTTAACTGTAATAATCGATGATATGGATGCAGACTTATATGAATATCCAGACGGAGAATGTTTTTTAGATCATGCCGCCGGCACATTGGGCAAGTAATATGAAAGACGAAAGCCATTTACCAGTAAGCGAACAAAGTCTTGTCTATCGTTTAAGAAAGCGGGCAGAGATCCGTAGACAGATTCCTGGCAGATTATCAGTGACAGAAGGCAAGCCAGACCGTATTGCCAATTTACTGGACGAAGCTGCCAATGAACTTGAAAGTTTAAAGATGCAAGTTATAGCATTAAAAACTTTACTTGACATTGAAAGGAATATGAAATGAAATGTTATCAACTTGTTGGTGTACCGGCTTCGGGTAAAACTACATGGTATAAAAATCAGTCATGGGCCGAAAATTGTGTAGTTGTGTCTACTGATGAATTTGTAGAAGACTATGCAAAAGAAGTAGGATCTACTTATTCAGACGTTTTTAACGATTACATGCCAACTGCTGTTGAGCTTATGGCCAATAAAGTAGTGTGGGCACGTGAACATGATCGAGATATTATATGGGATCAAACCAGCACCACTGTTAAAAGTCGCGCAAAAAAGTTTCGTATGTTGCCTGACTACGAACACATTGCTGTGGTGTTTGAAACTCCGTCGCGAATTGAACTTAAACAACGACTGGATAGTCGTCCGGGGAAAGAAATTCCCTGGGTAATAATTGAAGGAATGATGGCCAGTTTTGAAATGCCCACTATAGAAGAAGGCTTTAGTGCAATAATTTATAACTAATCGGCCCTTAGCTCAACTGGATAGAGTGCAAGTCTTCGAAACTTGAAGTTGGGGGTTCGAGTCCCTCAGGGCCGGCCAATGTTATTTTATCATAGCGTGTTGACGAAATTGATATAGGTTTTCTTCGGTCAGCAGGACATTGAAAACAGCAAATACAGTTTCATCAAAACTAAAAACAGTATGTTTCTTTTTGGTGTTTATGTAATACCAACGATCAGTCATTAGTTTTAAAGGACGCTCATCGTTGATCCACACAAAAGAATCTTGCTCACAATTTTTAATGGTGTAGATAATTCTAAATGTATCTCGGTCGTTGTCTCTGTGCCATGGAAAATGTCCGCCTGGTCCAAGTTTAATATAGTGACTGCGACCTACTGCAAACTTACTTAAAAAGTAATCAAATGGTTGAGCATGTACAGTTCTGGTGGTAAAATCTTTTTCGGTATAAGCAGTATTATGTTGACGATTGTATTCAGGAACACTGTCGATATCAGGTATACCCAAATCCAATCCGTCGAGACTTGTTATACTACAGCCCCACCGAGCAACAGCTTTTCTTGGGTTATACGGAACCCAATTGTAATCGACTTGTTGTAGTGCATCATAATCAACAGGTATTTTTAAATCAATAACATCTTCAAATTGAGCGAGTTCATAACTAAGCATGTGAATATTTATTGACCATGCTCGCTATATACTATACAAGGAATACAATGCAAATTGATGCGACTGATATTATCAACAATGGAATCATCATTTATAGTTCAGGAACAAGTGGTGAACCCAAGCCGTATTTTCAAACACCTGACAAAATAAAAAATGCCAACAACATTGCTGTCTTGAGTCAATGTATCAGTAAGTTCAGTCGAATCTATACTTGTTGTAAAACTACACATGCCGGAGGCCTATTGGCACAGACACTGCCAGCATTAAGCATCGGAGCACAAGTTGACATTGTCGAGTTTAGTGCTTATAACTTTGTACGTGATATCAGTAATTACACTCATACACACATTACACCCAAACATGCCAAAGCTATTATGTTGACTAAAGGCTTTTGGACATTAGACCTGACAGGTATTTGGATTACTTGTGGCGCTGATCCAGTGACATGGGACATTATAGAAGCGTTTGTTGGCCAGGGTGCAACATTTATGACCAATTGGGGTATGAGTGAAATTGGACCTGTTGCTATAAACAAAGTGTTTAAGGATATTGACGAAGTAGCTGAACTAAAAGAATCGTCGCCCCAAAATGCAACCATATTGGGATATCATAAGTATTGTGAATACAAAGTTGTCGACAACGAATTATATGTGCGAGGAGACATTTGTATCTACGATGACTGGTATGCTACTCGGGATCGGGTCATTGTGCAAAATGACATGTTGTATTACACTGGCAGAACTAACAAGGACATTGATTTATGGACACCACAAAAAGGCTGATAACAGTAGAGTATACTGACCAGATCACTGACTTACAAGTGTTTTGCAACAAGTGTGCTGACCTGGGCTATAAGAACAACAGTAGTACAACTGCCATGAAGTTAGATTGGTGTAACAGCATCGATGGCAGATTCTTTTTGACTTATGATGACAAAGAGATCATTGCTGTTAGTGGTTGCCATCCTTTACCTGAAGTTGATGCCGCCACATGGCGAATACTGTTTCGAGGTGTTAATCTTGTAAACAATATCTTTGGCATAGTAAGTAAAAGTCATATGACCAGTGCAGGATTTTTTTATCACGT